GGTTTTAGTCCCGCACAAACTGAACAAATAATAGCGGCAGAATTTCCAGATTATAATAATATCAAACAAAAAGTTCTTGGTCCTATATTATAAGGTAGATTATGGCATCGTTAGAAGAACAACTAGCAGAATATAAAGCAGCAATAGCAAAACAGATACCTGTTGGATTAGCATCTGCGACAACTCCACAAGGAACAGCAGCAGCAGAAACACCCACATCAACAGCAGAAAATTTGAATGAGGCTGCTAAAAGTCTTAACAGAAATCTGTATAAAGCAGAAGAGGAACTTCTGTTTCAAAATTTTCCATCACCATACGCTTGGGTCACACCATTGCGTCAAATGGAACAAAGAAAAGGTGAAGGGAATCAAGCTGAATCTAAAGGAATAAATCCAGTTCATAATGGTCATATGACTGTTTTTCAAGATAAAGAATCTAAAAGTGGAATGTATATGTCATCTGCTCCTGATGAAACATTCATTGCTTTGGAGCATGGGAATTCTGCATCGTACATGGAAATACAAGACAATGGAGATACTGTACAACAAATTTATGGTAATGGATATAGAATTACAACCAAGAATGAACATGTGTTGGTTGAAGGATTCTGTTCAATAAAAGTTGTTGGTAATTGTCAGTTGGAAATTGAGGGTGATAGAATTGAACATGTGAAAGGTGATTACAAACTACGAGTTGATGGTAACTATGATATTATTGCGAAGAAAGGATACATGCTCACCAGTGCTGAAGATGTTGACATATACGTGCATGGTGTGACGAGTGCATTAACAATTCATGCACCGAATGTACCTGCTCTTACTCCTGGAATTATTTTGAATGGTAGCACAGTGATTGAGGGTTCTCTTGATGCATCTTCCGTATCTTCTGCGGGAGCAGTAACTGCTAAACTAAGTTTGTTTGTTGGTCCTGCTGGTATAGTGTGTGCAGGTGGAGCACTGATCGGGTTTCCTGTTGGTGTTCCAGTACCTGGATTTACTGTATCTTCAGTACAGGTAGCATCACCATTGGGCATATTTGGTATGGTAAGAGATTTTGGTGGATTTTTATCAAGTTTAAGAACTTGCTATAATGCACATTTTCATGTTGGTGTTGAAACTGGTCCTAGTGTTACAGGACCAACTGATGCACCAGATGTTCCTGTTCCAGCTCCAGTGCCAATAATGATCTAATGGAGAAATATAATGACAAATAGTGTATTTGATAGATTAGGTTATAACTTCGATTCAGATAATTTTGAAGGTGCTGAACAACTTTCAGATGCTGCATTAAATACTTTAGAAACAAGAAAAACAACACTTGCAACATGGCAATACGATCAAGTTGCAAGAAGTGATACTGCTCGAACAAATTATTATAGAAATCCCACAGCAAATCTTTATATTAGTTTGCGTAGTACAGCAAATAACCTTATGAGATTGGCATCCAATCTTTCATTATCAAATGTTGCAGTATCAGCAAATGCATTTGTGCTTGAGTTAGATAAATTTAAATCACACACAGATAATATTTCAGGTGTTTTGGAAATGACAGGAAGACGATTTGATCCTGATACACCACAGTATGAAATAGCTATAGCTACTGCCGAACAGATGGTAACTCTATTGTATTCTGCTGATAATGTAGCAAATACGGTTGGTGCATTAGGTAGTTTTACTAGTCTTTTTATCAATAAACAATTGACTGCTAATGATACTATACTTGCTGCTGATTTGGTATCGATGAATTCAGCAATATCCTATACTGGTATACCTCTACTACCCTATTCGACTTTGGGTGGAGTGGCAATTGAAGCAATCAATTCTCATATTGCTATTGCTAATACTATGGTTGCCACTCGTAGAAATCACGATTGGAATTTTTTCAAAAAATCAAGAGCAATCAGTTCTGATATGGGTAAAGTCACACAATTCAACAGTATGGGTAAAATGAAAACTCAACTAATTCAGTATAAGATAGGAACAGATGCTTTGATAGCAAATTTACAAGCACCTGTAATCCACGACTCAAATACTGGAGTGTTTGCCTCATCCACTACTATTGAGACAACACCAAATGCTGATTCTATACGTGCAACAACACTTGCTAAATCCAATTCGGCATTTGCAAACTACTATGCAACCGCAACATCAACCATCGATGAAATAATTCTTGACTATGGAACTGTGGGTACACAAGACCAAATTGTTATGGATTATATCAATTCAGTAACACAAAACACTTAAAGGTTGAATAAATAGCATATGGCTACAGTTACTACAGATACAGTAAGAGATTTTCGGGACTTGGACTTATCGTTCAACATTCATCCTGTCAAAAAGGATATCAATAAACATGTTGGTGTCAAGGCAGTTATCAACTCGATAAAGAATCTAGTTCTTACCAATCACTACGAAAAACCATTCCAACCAGAAATAGGTTCGAATGTTCGTAAACTTTTATTTGAAAATATTGATGAGTTGACATCTATTGCCCTACAGAGGGAGATAGCACAAGTTATATCAAACTATGAACCTAGAGCATCTGTCTCTAAGGTTTATGTTTTTGCTGATTTTGATAATAATGGATTCAATGTAGAAGTTGAGTTTTCTGTTATCAATCAATCTGACCCAATTACAATTACCTTTTTCCTCGAACGGATTCGATAAATGGCTGCTCGTTTACAAGTTACAGACCTTGATTTTGATACAATCAAATCTAATCTAAAGAATTTTTTAAGACAGCAATCGGAGTTTACTGATTACGATTTTGAGGGTGCTGGTCTAAATGTTCTGTTAGATATTCTGGCATATAACACTCACTACAATGCATACTATTTGAATATGGTTGCTAATGAGTCTTTCTTAGACAGTGCTACGACACGTGATGCTGTGGTATCACATGCCAAGACACTCAACTATGTTCCATATTCAGTTACTGCTCCTAAAGCAATTGTCAATGTAACGGTTACTTCAACAACAACAGATGCTGATACTGCTACAATCCCAAGAGGATACACTTTCTATTCTGAACTTGTTGATGGCGTTTCATACAATTACATAACAACCGAATCAGTTACTATATCCAAAACTGGAACTCAATACTTCTTTGAAAATATAGACATCTATGAAGGACAGTTTATAAATTTTTCACAGACGTATAGTGCTACATCAAATCCAAAATCAGTGTTTATTATTCCAAATGCAAACATTGATACACGAACACTCAAGATTACTGTAAATCCAGTTTCGGGGAATACAGCAGCACAAACATATAACTTAGCAGCAGATATTCTTGATGTCACTGGTTCTTCATTGGTTTATTTTTTGAATGAAGGTAATGATGGAAAATTCAAAGTTAGCTTTGGTGATGGTGTAATAGGACAACAACTGGCCGATGGTTCAACTGTCAATATGAGTTATTTGATTACATCAGGTGGTATTTCAAATAAAGCAAATAATTTTACAGCAGGTTCGACTATCAACGGATATAGTAATATCAATGTGAGCGTTGTATCACCTTCTGCTGGTGGTTCTGATCGTGAGAGTGTTGACTCAATCAAATTCTCTACTGCATCTCAATTTGCTACACAGAATCGTTTGATTACATTCAAAGATTATGAGACATACATTTTGCAAAACTACACTTCGTTAGATTCAATTTCTGTGTGGGGTGGTGAGGATGAAGAAAAACCAGTATATGGTAAAGTATTCATTTCGTTGAAACCTAAAACCAATTATTACATTTCAGAAGCAGAAAAACAACGAATTATTGATGAAATCATCAAACCAAAAGCAGTGGTTTCTACTGATGTTATTATTCGTGATCCAGAGTATTTGTATCTATTGATTGACAACACAGTACGATATGATGCACGAAAAACATCATTGACTGAAAGTGCTTTGAAAACAAATATACGAAATACTATTTTGAACTATAGTAATCTTTATTTGAATAAGTTTTCATCAAAGTTTGTTTTATCAAAACTTCAAAAAGCAATTGATGGTACTAACTTGAATTCATTTTTTGGTTCACAAAGCACACTTCGTGTTCAGAAAAGATTGTTACCATCATTGGTATCAACCAAACCATACAGTGTAAAATTCAATATACCATTACACAGAGGTACGATTGGTAATAAACTAACATCAACTTTTTTCAAAACACTTGATGGATCGGGAACAGAACAAGAAGTTCAGTTTGAGGAAGTTCCACAATCCTATTCGGGAATTTCATACATTCAAGTATTGGATGCTGGTGTGAATTATACTTCACCCCCAACAGTAACTATTTCTGGTGATGGTATTGGTGCAGAAGCAGTTGCAATTGTTGTCAATGGAAAAATTTCTAAAATTGAAATGGTGAATAGAGGTATTGATTATACACGTGCTGTGATATCTATTTCGGGTGGTGGTGGTTATGGTGCAACTGCTATTCCAGTAATTGATTCAAGAACTGGTACACTACGAACAGTTTATTATAATCAACTATCCGAAAGACAAATTGTCAATGCAAATGCTGGAATTATTGATTATGACTTAGGAACATTGACAATCAATGATATTAGAATTACTTCTGTTTCTTCTCCAGACGGATATATTCGTTTTACTATACAAGCAGAAAATACAGTAGTTAGCACAAATAGAAACACCATTATAACTATTGATGGTACCGACCCAACTTCTATTTCAACTGTATTGATTTCAGAACAATAATGAGTAATCTAAAAACTTCGGTACTTATAAATCGTCAAATTCCTGAGTATATTAGGGATGAGTATCCTGCATTCATAAATTTTGTTGAAGCATATTATGAATTTCTTGAAACTAAACAAAGTTCAGCCAATAATGATTTAGTCACATCTGCAAAAGATTTGAGAACATCTTTTGATGTAGATGCATCTATCAATCAATTTGAAGATAACTTTTTCAACACATATGCTAATCTTCTACCACGTGATGTGAAAGTAGATAAAGCAACACTGATAAAAAATGTTTTACCGTTATACCTATCTAAAGGTTCGGAAAAATCATTCAAGTTTTTATTCAGAATGTTATTTGATGAAGAGTTGGATATCATTTATCCGAAGAATAATGTTCTTCGTGCATCTGCTGGTAATTGGGTGGTCGATAATAAACTTCGTATCAACCAAGATTTGGCAACTATTTACACATGTGATGGAACAGTCAAAACATTTATATTGGCACAGTATTCTAATTTAGATGATATTACTGTTTATGTGGATGGTGCAGTTCAATCATCAGGATTTTCATTACGCAAAGAATATCGTAAAGTTATATTTGATACTGCACCAGCAAATGGTTCAGTTGTCAAGATTGTTTATCGTTCATTCAATAT